CGCAGAAGATCCTGCGCAACGTGGCTGAGGAGCTGGGCGAGCTGCCGAACCGGGTGACGCTCGGCGGTGAGGTCGGAGTGCGCACGGACTACACGATCAACGGGGTCGATCCGGGAGCGCTGAAATGATCCCTGACGTGCTCTACATGGCCGTGCCGATCGAAGTCGAACGCCGGCCCGGCGCCGATCAATGGCACTGCTATCCGGCGGAGCGACCATCGTGACCTTTCACGAGCGCGCCTACCGCGCCGCGGCCGAGGAGTACGGCCGGCGCCGGGCCGAGCGCTACGGCAAGGTGGCCAAGGCCNNTGGTCGGCATCGTGCTGGCCATCGGCATCGTGGTCGCGGCGCACGGTGGTTTCGGCGGGTAGATCAAACCCGTATACTCAGCTCATGAAGAAACGCATCTCCGCACTACTGCTGACCATGGTCGTGCTGGTTTCCCTGCTCGCCCTCGGCTCGGCCGGCCAGGCGCAGGCCGACCCCGGCGCCGGCAACCTCGCCACCCAGGACACGCCACTCGTCCGCCCCAAGGTCATCACCGGCAAGCCCATCGCAGGCACACCCGACGTGGGCGGCCACCACCGCCTGCCCGCCAAGAAGGGCGCCGTCACTGCGCTGGCCGCGGGCACCGGCTACCACTACGCCGCCGGCCAAGAGGTGCCCGCGGCCACCAAGACGTACTTCCAGTCGAACATGTGGGTGAGCAAGCCCACCTGCTCCGTCAGCGGCACCCACTCGCTGGCCGAACTGACCGTGCAGGACGGCACCAACCCTGCCTATAACGACAACATTGTCGAGATCGGCTGGGCCTGCGAGCCGCAGATCTTCAGCGACACCAACATCCACCTGTTCGCGGGCTGCTGGGTCAACGGCGTCTTCCAGGGCTGGAACGGCGGCTGTGGCTACCTCGACAACGGCAGCAACGCCACCAACCTGGGCGCGATCCTGACCGCCGACCTGAACTCGGTCAAGAAGGTCGCCGTGCAGTACACGACCGGCTGCGCGGCCGGCGGCGGCAACGGATGGTTCGTCTACTACAACGCCATCGCCGTAGGCTGCTTCCCGACCCCGGGCGGCGCCAACCGGCTGGCCACCACCTTCACCTCGGGCGAGTTCTTCCAGGCGTTCGGCGAGGTGTACAAGGCTGGCACCAACTGCCTGGGCATGGGAAACGACTTGTTCCCGACCACCACCACGACGGCCACCGCGTACTTCAACTCGTTGAGCTACCAGCCCACGGGCGCGTCCAACGCGGCCATGAGCCTGTCCGCCACCGATCCCACGATCTGGGGCGTGCTCGCGCTCAACAGCCCGACCACCGTGTTCCGGTACGGCGGCAAAGAGGTAGCACCCTGCTAGGCTGAGCTTGCCTATCTCGGATGTCTGGTTCACCGCTTGCAGGAAACGCCCCCGAGCCCTCGCCGGGGGCGTTTCTGCATACTGATCACGTGCGCAAACTGCATGCCGGCCTCGCCGCATTCTGGATGATCCTCACCATCCCGGCCGTACTGTGGTGGTCGGAGTCGGTGACGTTCCTGGTGTTCGCCAGCCTGTATGCGAACGTGGCCGCGCACTTCTCCGCCTACCAGGGCGCGCGCGCTGAACGGGCTGCGAACGGGGATTGACGGTTCGGGGGCCGTACTGCGCTGCATGGGGGCCGCGGTCCCTCACACCAGGGCGTACTGCCGCCCCCTCACCGTCGCAACCCCGGGCCACCTACCCATTGATTGGCCGAGGGATCAATTCCGGGTACAGGCCGGAACCGATAGCCTGAATATACTCCACTCGTGCAGGTCCTAGAACACCGTGTAGAGCTGCGCGGCGCCGCGCTCGAGCTGGCCAACAGCCGCGCCCCCGAACTGCTCATCTCCGGAGCGGCCGGCACCGGCAAAAGCCGCGCCGTCCTCGAGAAGATCAACCTTGTCTGCCTGCTTACCCCCGGCGTGAAAGCCCTCATCCTGCGCAGGACCGCGCGCTCGCTGGCCACCAGCGCCCTGCGCACCTGGGAACGCGACGTTGTCCGCGAGGCCATGGCCGACGGCAGCGTGCACTTCTACGGCGGCAGCGCCCGCGAGCCGGCGCAGTACCGCTATCCCAAGAATGGCAGCGCCGTGGTCATCGGTGGCCTCGACGACCCAATGAAGGTCATGTCCACCGAGTACGACATCGCCTTCATTCAGGAGTGCACCGAGGTCAGCGAGGAGGACTGGGAGTCCGTCAACATCCGGCTGCGCAACGGCGCCATCTCCTTCCAGCAGATCATCGGCGACTGCAACCCCGGGCCACCCACCCACTGGCTGCTCGAGCGCGCCAAGACCGGCAAGCTCAAGCACCTGATCAGCCAGCACGAGGACAACCCTCGCTACTTCCATGCCGACCGCACGCCCACCGAAGAGGGTGTGGCCTACATCGCTCGCCTCGACTCGCTCACCGGCGTGCGCTATCTACGGCTACGCAAGAACATCTGGGCCGCGGCCGAGGGTGTCATCTACGAGGACTTCGATCCGGCCATCCACGTCATCGACTCGTTCCAGGTACCGCGCTCCTGGGAGCGGATCGAGAGCGTTGACTTCGGCTACACCAATCCGTTCGTGTGGCAGGAATGGGCGCTGGACTCCGACCGGCGCGCCTACCTGATCCGTGAGATCTACATGACCGGCCGTCTCGTCGAGGACCACGCCCGGCAGATCAAGGCGCTACCCGGCCGGCGCCCGTCTGCGATCGTCTGCGACCACGATGCCGAGGACCGGGCCACCCTGGAGCGGCACCTGGGCATGGGCACCGTGCCTGCGGAGAAGGCGGTGACCTCGGGCATCGAGGCAGTGGCGTCGCGGTACCGGCTGGCCGGTGACGGGAAGCCGCGCCTGTTCTACTTCCGCGACGCGCTGATCGAGCGTGACCCGTCGCTGGTGGAGAAGAAGCTGCCCACGTGCACGGTGGAGGAAACGCCGGGCTACATCTGGGCGCCCGAACCGCCGGGCGGAGACCGGAAACACGCGCAGCCGGTCAAGAGAAATGACCATGGGAAGGACGCCGAACGGTATTTTGTCTGCGAAGCTGACCTGCACGGCCCGACAAAAGTGCGATGGGGTTGACCATGACCGACGAACTACCGCTGAACCCGGAGCAGTGGCTGGCCATCGTCAACGATGCCGTCGCCGCGTCCGGCCACGCCGACGAAGTGGTGGTCGGTCTGGAGACCACGATCAGCGGCTGGCGCGTCAGCGTGCTTCCGCCCATCCAGCCGGCTGACAACACGCCGCACATCGACGACTCCGTGGAGATCGGATGACGACCGTCCCGCTCTCGGCCACCTGGAAGCAGGCGCGCGCCCGCCGCTCAGCCCGGCGCCGGCGCGCTCCCCTGCTCACGCTCCTGGTGTCCTGGCTGGCCCGCGTCCTGCCGACCTGGAAGCAGGCGCGCACGGCCGTCATGCAGTGGGGCGCGTGCGCGGCCATCTGCTACGGCCTGTTCACCTGGTCACTGCTGGCCGGCTTCATCGCGGTGGGCGTGAGCTTGTTCGTGCTCGAGGCACTGGGCGGTGAACGGTGATCATCCGGCAGGGGCGCAAGAACCCGCGCAATCTCTACATCCAGCACGGTGACGAACCGTCCGACACGGACATCAGCATCGGCTATATCCGGCTCCCGACGGTGGCCGCGTGGATGACCGAGCGAGTGAACTTCTCGGCAGCCGGCGCGCCGCTCGTTCCTGCCATGGAGAAAGAGCTGACCGAGGATGCGTAGCCTGCTCGGCCCACTGATCAACAGGCCGGCCATCCCGTACACCGCCGATCGCCGCCCCTGGTTCGGCGGCAGCCCGTTCGGCCGCGTGGACAAGACCGGCCAGATGGGCGCCATGTCCGCCAGCGCCGCTCTGTACTCCATCGTCAACCGGACGAGCACGGCCACGGCCAAGCAGGATTGGCACCTGCACCGTCCGGCCCAGCCGGACGATATGTGCGAGGACTGTGAGGACGCGTACGGCGTCGTCAAGGTCGATGCCCATCCGGCGCTGACCGTGCTGAACAAGCCGAACAACTTCTACACCCGCCAGGAGCTGCTCGAGTCCGGCCAGCAGCACATCGACCTGACCGGGGAAGGCTGGCTAGTCGTCGCCCGGATCGGGCGCATGCCGGCCGAACTGTGGGTGGCGCGTCCGGATCGCATGGTCGTGGTGTCGGACCCTCGAGACTTCCTGGTCGGCTACATCTACCTGACCCCGGACGGGCAGGAGCAGCCGTTACGGCTCGAGGACGTGCTGTCCATCCGCATGCCCAATCCGATGGACCCGTACCGTGGCCTCGGCCCCGTGCAGACGATCATGTCGCAGATCGACGGCGCCGCCTACTCGGCCGAGTGGAACGCGAACTTCTACCGCAACGGCGCCCGCCCGGGCGGCATCGTCAAGCTGTCACGGCAGATGTCCGACCACCAGTTCGAGCAGCTGGTCGAGCGCTGGAACTACGACCACAAGGGTGTGGCCAACGCGGGGCGCACCGCCTTCCTCGAGGAAGGCGACTGGGTGGACGTGAAGCCCATGAGCGTCGCGGACATGCAGCTGGTGGAGACCAGCAACCTGAATCGGGACACGATCCTGCTGGCGTACGGCGCGTCCAAGTTCGATGTGGGTGTGCTCGAGGATGTGAACCGCGCGGCATCCACCGCGGCGGCGAACAACTTCGGCGAGCGGATGACGGTGCCGCGGCTGGACCGCTGGCAGGGCATGCTCAACAACGACTTCCTCCCGCTGTTCCCGGGCGCGGTCGAGCAGAGCCTGAAGTTCGTGTACGCGTCACCGGTGCAGCGTGATCGCACCGAGGACCGGGCCGACAAGCTGACCAGCGCGCAGGTGTTCGAGATCCTGATCCGGTCGCGGGTGGATCCGAAGCAGGCGGCGGAGGTGGCCGGCCTGCCCGAAATGGAGATGATGCCCGAGCCCGAGCCGGCACCGGTGGTGGTCGCGCCGCCGCCTGCGCAGCCTGGGCTGGCGCCGGATGACGAGCCGGTGCCGGCGTGACCGCGCCGACACTGCTGCCTGAGAACGCTCTCCGCTGGGTGGTCAAAGCACACATTGACGACAATGTGTGCAAACCCTGCAAGGACAACGACGGCAAGCTGTACCGCAACCGCGCCGCCGCGTACCGCGACTACCCGAACGGTCGTGGATACAAGAAGTGCGTTGGTGCACAATATGGCAACACGTGCCGCTGCAAGGTCACCAAGCGCGGCAAGGCCCGGAGCGGGGAGAACATGAGCCGTGATCTTGTCCAGTTGATCGACAAGGCACGCGTCATGACCGCGAGCGTGTCCGGCCGGGGGCTGATCCCGCACCTGCCCGACAACGGTCTACCCGTCAACCTTCAGCCCATGCGCGCCGAGGCGAACAGCCTCTACCTCTACGACGCCATCGGCGGCTGGGACGGTACCAAGGCCATCGACGTGGCCATGGCCTTGAAAGACATGACCGGGCCGATTGACCTGCACATCAACTCACCCGGCGGGATCATCTTCGAGGGCGCGGCCATCTACAACGCCCTGCGTTCCTACACCGGCGGTCCCATCACCAGCTGGATCGACGGGTACGCGGCCAGCGCTGCGAGCTTCATCGCCCTGGCCGCCAGCCCGTACGATGCCGAGGCGAACACCGGTGGCGTGCGCGGCTACAAGAACGCCATGATGATGATCCACGATGGCATGGGCCTGGCCATGGGCACCGCCGATGACATGCGCGACGTGGCCGATCTGCTGGACATGCTCTCCGACAATATCGCCCAGATCTACGCCGACCGCGCCGGCGGCACAGCCGAGGACTGGCGCGACCAGATGCGCGAGGGTGACACCTGGTACGGAATGGACTCCGCCAAGGAGGCCGGCCTGATCGACCTGATCGTCGATGCTGATCCCGCACCCGAGCCCGATCCCGAGCCGGCCAACAAGCTCACCCTCGACATGTTCCTTCCGGGCGCGCCCGCACCCGCGAACAGCACGATCCTCCCCTTCGATCTTGAGGGGCTGCGTAGCGCCCTGAAAGGAGCGTTCACCCAGTGACCGACACCAAGGCCCCGGCCCTCACTCCTGCCGAGTGGGAGGACTGGCTCAACACCACCCTCGAGACCCCGGAGAAATTCCAGGCCGCGGTCACCTCCGGGCAGTTCAGCGAGAAGCTGACCGCCTACACCACGGCCTACCGTGACGGCGTCAACTCGACCATGCGCGACCTCAAGGGCCAGCTCACCGACCAGGTGTCGGCCAGTGTCCTGGAGATGTTCAAGCGCAACGGCGTGCCCGCCGACGGGCGCCCCGACCTGCGCCCGACCAGCATCAAGGCCGAGCGCGCCGGCACCGCCTACAACAAGTTCGCGCCCGGCGCCGACGAGAAGCTCGGCAAGATCTGGGAGAACGGCACCCAGATGTTGCAGGACCTGCTCATGGCCAAGCGCGGCCAGGCCGGCAAGGAGGCCCGCGCGCGTCTGGACGCCTACGACGAGCTGACCAACTACTCGCCGCACGTCCCGTCCGAAGGCGGCTACCTCATCCCCGAGGAGGTCCGGTCGGACATCCTCACCCGCGCGCTAGACGGCGCGGTCGTCCGACCGCAGGCCACGGTGGTGCCGCTGAGCACCGGCAAGATGCGCTGGCCGGTCAACGACATGACCACCGAGGTGGGCGAGGTCTACGGCGGCATCTCGTTCGCCTGGCTGGACGCGGGCGAGACGTTCCCCGAGTCCGACGCGGCGTTCGCGTCGCTCGCGCTGGAGCAGCACAAGCTGGGCGGTCTCGCCTCGGTGCCGAACGAGATCATCCGATTCGCGCCGGCGCTGACCACCTGGCTGCGGGAGAGCCTGCCGCTGGGTATCCGCGAGTTCGAGGACCGGGCGTTCATCAAGGGCAACGGCGTCGACAAGCCACTCGGCGGCCTGCACGCGAACAACCCCGCCCTGATCGTGGTAAATGACGAGTCCGGGCAGACGACCAACAGCATCACCTGGGTCAACGTCCTGTCCATGTTCTCCCGGCTGCTGCCCGAGTCGTACGCGACGGCCGAGTGGGACATCACCCCGGACGCCATCCCGGAGATCTTCACCATGGCGCTCCCGGTCGGCACCGGTGGCAGCGCGGTCATGTTCGGTGAGGGCCAGGGTCCGAACCGGCTGCCCATGACCATGCTCGGCCTGCCGATCCGCTGGACGCGCAAGGCGCCCGGCACGATGGGCACCCAGGGGGACATCTCCCTGGCCGACTGGAAGCAGTACGTGATCGGCGACGCGGTCAGCATCCAGTTCGACACGTCCGAGCACTCCAACTTCCGCTCGGACAAGACGGACTTCCGGATCCTGGAGCACGTGGACGGCCAGCCGGCGCAGCTGTCCCCGCTCACCCCGGAGAACAACGGGCCGACGCTGTCGTCCTGGATCCAGCTCGAGACCCGCACCCTGGACTGATCCCGCACGACCTCTAGGCCACCGCCCAGCAGAGGGAGTGGACCCTAACCCCTGGAAGGGGAGAGCATGACCGTCGAAGGACTCGGCCGGATCTACGACATCGGTACGTGCTGGTCACCTGTCGACCTGAACACGGCCGACGGCGCGACCGGCAAGCGCATCGCGATGACCCCGGGCCGCGGCCTGGACATCGTGGTCTTCAAGGCCGCGGGCACGGCCGGGCAGGACATGGGCTACACGCTCAAGCAGCACACCGCCTACACGTCCGGCACCACCGCTGACCTGGTCGGCATCGACCACTACTACCTCAAGAACGAGACCGCCCTGGACAACGACGAGTCCTGGCAGGTCATCGAGCAGACCCTCGCCGCGACCATCACCGAGGCCGGCGCCGTCGGCACCTCGGCCGAGTCGGAGCAGATCATCGTCATCCCCGTGCACGGGGCACTGCTCACCGAGGGCTACACGCACGTCAGCCTGAACGCCGCGGCGACCATCGCCAATGCGCAGCTCGCCGCGGCGTTCTACATCGTGCACGACCTGCGATGGGCGCGGCGCCCCGACCGTCTCTTCAACCTGCTGCGTCCCGGCGCGGCGAACGCCTGACGGGAGATTGACATGACCGTCATCAACGAAGCCGATGCGTACACCAAGAGCGCGTACGGGGTCGTGGTCAACAAGGCGTACCCCACGCTCGCGGTGGAGACCAAGACCCTGTTCACCGTGTCCGGCCTGTGTCTCATCACGTCGCTGGTCGGCGTGGTCACCACGGCCATCACAGTGGCCAACACGGTGAAGCTTCAGGCCAACCCGACCACTGGCACGACGCAGGACCTGTGCGCCGCGACCGACATCGGCACCACCGACACGCCGGCCGGTGACCTCATCGCCATCGCCGGCGGCGCGGCCACTGCGCCGGTGGTCGGCATCGGCGCGGTCAACCAGATGGGTGCCTCCGGCGGCGTGTTCATCGCCGCGGGCACCATCGAGCAGGTGACGGCCACGGGCGCCGACGGCGGTATCACCTGGTACCTGACGTATGTGCCGATCGTGTCCGGGGCAACGATCGTCGCCGCGTAGCGATTCGGGCGTGCCCCGTGCGGGTACCGGCGGGGCACGCCTACTGCAAAGGAGCAGCACCATGCGCATGACCAAGAGCGAGTACGACGAGCGCAAGGCCCGGATCGAGAACGGCACCCACACCGACGAGGACACCCGGCTGGTCGACCTGTACCGGGACGACTTCGAGAACGGCAAGCTCGCGCACGACGAGGTGACCAGCGACCAGCAGCAGGACACGCAGGCCGTCGGCATCACCGGCAGCGCCGAGGCCGAGGTGGTGCCCGCGGCCAAGAAGACGACAGCCGCGGCGCGCGAGCGCAAGGCCGCGAGCGCGAAGCAGGACGGGGACAAGTAGCAGATGACTGTCGGACTGGCGACGGCCAACGCGAACGCCGCGCTCACCGCGATCACCACGGACGCGGACTTCGTCAAGCTGCACACCGGGGATCCGGGCAGCGCAGGCACGTCCAACGCGAGCGCCGAGACGACGCGCAAGGCGGTCACCTGGGCGTCGCCATCCGCAGCATCCATCTCCGCCAACGGCACCCTGCCGTCGTGGACCACGTGGTCCGCAGGGTCCGAGACGATCACGCACGTGTCGTTCTGGTCGCTGTTGTCCGGCGGCACCTTCCAGGGCTCGCTGGCGCTGACCGCCCCCAAGGCCGTGACCAACGGTGATGACTTCAACCTGACCTCGCTCACCTACACCGCATCACCGATAGCGGCGTAGCGGCGTAGCGGGGGTCGCATGACCAACCTGTTCACGGCGTGGAGTCCGGCTCTCCCGAACGTCAACGAGGCCACCAACGTCACCGTCGGCATCGGCCTCTACTTCACGTCCGCAGGCACCGTCTCGGCCATCCGGTTCTACGCGCCCACCACTGTCGGCGCGGGCACGTACGAGGGCACGCTGTGGCAGATCACCGCTGACGACTCACCGGCCGAAACCGGTACCGCCACCCTTCTCGGATCGGTTTCCTTCGGCGCGCTCACGCCGGGCGCCTGGAACACGGCCACCCTGTCCAGCCCGATCAGCGTGAGCGCGAACACCGCTTATGTGGTGGCCGTGCGTACCTCCGAGGGCCGCTACACCGCGACGGGTGGTTTCTTCAACTCGTCCGGCCTGACCAACGGCAACATCGTCGCCTGGCAGACCGGCACCAACCCCACCGGCATCGGCACGCTGGACAACGGCAAGTTCATCACCAACATCACCGGCTACCCGAACAAGACCTTCAACGGCAACGGGTACGGCGTCGATGTCGACTACACGGTGGCCGGCTCCAGCGTCAACGGCGCCGCCAGCCAGACCACCACCCTGGCCGGCACCGCCACTGCCGCGGTAGACCGAAACGCCAGCGCCAGTCAGACCACCACCCTGGCCGGCACGGCAACCGCCAATGTCGACCGCAACGCAGGCGCCGCGCAGACGACCGCGTTCACTGGCACGGCCGCGGCCACCGTCCGGCCGGGCGGCTCGGCCACGCAGCAGATCGGCCTCGACGGCTCGGCCACGGCCAAGGTTGTTCACAATGCGCAGGCCGCGGGCTCGCTCTCTCTGGCCGGCACCGCCGCACCTGAGCCGGACGCGCCGCCGCCGCGGCAGGGTGGCGGCTGGGGATCACTGCTGACGATCGCGAAATACAACCTCGAGCAGGCGCGGTTGCAGCGCACGCAGGTGATCACCGAATGCCCGGTGCACGCATATCCCCTCGATCCGGGGCGAACGGCCGGCACGCTGCACTGCACGTTCGGCGGGGAACTGTTCGACCTGCACGGAAACCGCGTCTGGTCGTAGTACGATCACGCGCGAGTGCTGATCACAGCCGTTGGAGACCGGCCGGGTTCGGCGCCTCAGGGGTGAAGTACTGATGACGTGCTCTCGGGCACGTCATCATCCATAAGCAAGGCCTCGCAGAAAGCAGCCGAGGATGACCGGCGTCGCATATTGCACGCGTGAGCAGGTGCAGGCCGCCCTCAACAAGGCGGACACCTTCCGCAGCAACACCCGCATCGACGCTGTCATCCGCGCCGCGGCCAGAGACCTTGAGGCCTGGACGCACCGCCGCTTCTACCCCGTGACCGCCACCCGCTATCCGGACTGGCGCCGGCGTGTGCGCGGCAGCGTGCTCGATCTCGATTCCATGGAGTACGAGCTGACCTCGCTGGACACGGTCACCGTGGACGGCACCGAGCTGACCGAGGGCACCGACTTCTACCTCGATCCCGAGGGCGGTCCGCCGTACACGTCCATCCGGCTGCTGGACACCTCGAGCGCTTCCTGGTCATCCACTGACCGCGGCAATGTGCTGGTAGGCCAGTTCGGGGCGTCGGCCACCACCCGGCCAGCGGACACCCTGGCCGGCGGCATCAACTCGTCGGTGACCACGCTGACCGTCTCCGATTCCAGCCTGGTCGGCGTGGGCGATCTGCTCACCATCGGCGCCGAGCGCCTCAATGTCGTGAACAAGACGACAACGGACACCACGGCTACGGTTGCCGCGGACCTCGCCGCGAACGCCGGCGCGCGCACGCTGACCGTCTCGGACGGCACCCTGATACATGAGGGTGAGCTGATCACGGTCGGCGCCGAGCGCCTGTTCGTGGAGGCCATTGCGGGCAACGTGCTGACCGTGCGCCGGGCGGAGAACGGCAGTGTCCTGGCCGCGCACGCCACCTCGGATGTGATCTATGCGCCGCGGCTGTGCACGGTCGAGCGGGCGGCCACCGGAACCACCGCCGCCTCGCACTCCGACGGCGCGACGATCCTCGCGAACGATCCGCCCGGCCTGGTCAACGAGTGCTCGCTGGCCATGTCGCTGGTGATGCTCGAGCAGGGGTCGAACGCGTACGGGCGGGTGCTGGGTTCGGGCGACAACCAGCGCGAGGCGACCGGCCGGTCCCTGCAATCGATCATCGACGATGTGGTGATGGCGTACGGCCGGATCCGGAGCGCGGCGGTATGACCGGGGACAGTGTGGTCAAGACGCTACTGATCTTGTTCGGCGCGTGCGTGTGGGTGGTGCTGTGTGCGTTCGCAGTGCTGGCCGGCTTCGTGTGGCTGGTGGCGCATGGCTGAGGTCAGTGGGCCGTTCTTTGCGCCGGGCGAGCCGTTCGTCACCCGGGCCTACCTGCACCAGGCGCAGGAGAAGATCGCGGACGAGACGCTACGGCGGGTGCACCTGCGCCAGTCGATCGACTTCAAGGTGCGCACCGGCTACTACGAGCGGCACACGGTGGTGCGGGACCTGGGCAGCGCGCACCTGATCCACGATTCGGATGTGGTGTACGGGCCGTGGCTCGAGGGTGTCGGCTCGCGCAACTTCCCGAGCACCCGGTTCAAGGGCTACTCGATCATGCGGAAGACGACGCGGGCCATGCAGGACCGGTCTGTGGTGATCGGTGACCGGTCGGTCCGGGTGCTCTGCGAGGCGCTGTCACGATGATCGACATTCAGGCCATCACCGACGCGCTCATGTCCCATGCCCAGTTGACCGGCCGGTTCGACCGGGTGAACAGCTTCGAGCCGAAGTCCCCGCCCGGCACCAATCTGACGTGCTCGGTGTGGATGAACGCGCTGCGCCCGCACGCGATCGAGTCCGGGCTGGCCGCGACCAGCGCCTACCTGGTGATGAACGTGCGGCTGTATCTGCCCATGCTCTCCGGTGGCGGCGTGGAGCAGGACGACCAGATCGATCCGCTACTACTCACGGTCACCAACGAATTGATGGTGGCCTACTCGGGCGAGTTCACCCTGGCCGGCCTGATCCGCAATATCGATCTGTTGGGCGCCGGCGGGGCGGAGCTGAGCGCTGAGGCCGGCTATGTGCAGATCGGCGGCCAGGGCGGGGTGACGCACCGGATCATGACCATCACCGTACCCATGATCATCAACGACGCGTGGGAGCAGGTGCCGTAGTGGCCAAGCAGACAGGTTTGGGCGACCGGTTCGCCGTCGGCGGCTACGAGCTGTCCGGCGACATCGGCAGCATCCAGCAGATCAACGGCGGGCCGGCCGCGCTCGAGGTGACCGGCATCGACAAGGACGGCCCCGAGCGTCTGGGCGGGGACCGCAACGGTGGCATGTCGTTCACCGCCTGGTTCAACGACGCGGCCGGCCGCGCCCATCCCGCGCTGGCCGCTCTGCCGCGCACGGACACTATCGCCACCTACGGCCGCGGCGCGCTGATCGGCAACGCCGGCGCCGCCTGCTACGGGTTGCAGATCGACTACAACCCCACCCGCGGTCAGGACGGTTCGCTGTCGTTCGCGGTGGCCGTGCAGTCCGACGGCTACGGCCTGGAGTGGGGCGAGCAGCTCACCAACTGGGTGCGCACGGACACCACCGGCACCAACGGGGCGAGCCTGGACGGTGGCGCGGCCACCACCAACGGCGCCCAGTTCTATCTGCACATGACATCGGTTACCGGTACGAGCTGCACGGTGAAGATCCAGGACTCGGCCGACAACTCTTCCTGGGCTGATCTGTCCGGCGCCGCCTTTTCTGCCGTCAACGCCGGCGCGGTCAGCGCGCAGCGAATCGCGGTGTCCGGCACGGTGCGGCGCTACCTGCGCGCGGTCAGCACGGGGACGTTCTCCAACGCACAGTTCCAGGTCCTCGCGGTGAGAAACCAAACGGCGGTGGTGTTCTGATGTTCCAGCCGCAGATCTTCCGCATCCCGCCCAAGCTGCCGGTCAAAGCCGTACGCACGTACGCCTTGCAGCAGCCCCTCGCCACGCACTGGCGGGTGGCCACCTGCGCCGAGGTGGACTGCCCGCGCTATCTCGATGGCTGGCGCACGCCGCTGGACCTGTCCACACAGGACGGCCAGAACGCCGCGGCCTGGATCCGGCAATCCGGGCTGCGCTTCACCGAGGAGATCACCGGGCCGCAGCAGATCGTGTTCGTGTTCCCGGCCGGCCAGCTCTGCCCGCGGTCCACGCCCGGCCACCCGAAGCGGCACCGGGCGCCGCTGAGCCGGCCGCCGCGGCTGCTGGTTCGCGACGGGGACTGGCGCGGGAATCCGACCGGCTGGTCCCGGCTGCACCAACGCCCGGAGGACTGGCGCGACGACATGGGCGAGCACCTGCAGCGCCTGGCCGAAGCGCGAAAGCAGGGGTGACCGCATGCTACTGACGTTTGCGCCGGGGACGGGCGTTGTTCTCTTCCTTGGTCAGCCAGCGGCAGTTACCCGGGCCGTATCCCCTCTCCGGATCGATGCGATCGAGTTGCCACTCTTTGCCAGGCCTTGCGCCCATGTCCGCGAGGAAGTTCAAGAAGTCGTCCCAGCGCGGATCGACGGTGACTCCTTTCGCCCCGTAACTCTTGTACGACGCGTTACGCGGGTCAGTGCAGCGCTCGTGCATGCACTTCCAGGACTTCCATGTGGGAGTGGTGGACCATCCATGCTTATACGACGAAGCGCGCTCGCCCGTAAAGCTGGCGAGATGGGCGCGGGTTTCGTCGGAGTGATGCTTACCCTGCATCGGATGATTGATCTTGCTGTTGTGTCCGGCCTTGAATTTGGACACTCGCTTCCGCCGGAGATCGACGGTAGCCATTTCGCCACAACCGCATGCGCAAAGCTGCGGTATAAGTTCGGTCATGGGTATGAGAATAGTCTCGCCTGGACCGCAGGTCAAGGAGGGCAGTAGGTATCGCGAAGGAGACAGGCCTGGGCTGGTCCACCTTCTCGGTGGACGACTCGGCTGGCAGCGTGTGCGACATCAAGAACGACTGCACCAACATCGCCATCGCCACGCCGCGCGGCGTGCAAGACGTGACCGGCCTGGACAAGAGCGCCTACGAGCGCCTCCTGCTCCTGGCCGACGGCACGGTCACCGCCAACGGCGTTTTCAACGACGCGGCCAGCAAGTCCCATGCCGTGTTCAAGACCGTGCCGTCCACATCGGTCGCGCGCACCGTGTCCATCGGCGTGTCCGGCCAGACCCTGGCCATGGAGATGCTGTTCACCGACTATCAGCTCACTCGCGCGGCCAGCGGCGAGCTGACCTGGACGGCGCCCGGTGTGCTGGCCGACGGCACCGCGCCGACGTGGAGCTGACCTGTGGGATACACGCCGCCGCGGGTCACCATCGACCTGGACTTCAGCGAGACGCAGTACGCCGGCCTTGAGGTCAAGTGCGCCACGGTGTCGCTGGGGCAGTTGCTGGCCGTCGGGGAGCAGGCGGATCGGCTGCGTCTGGGCGAGGGGCTGGACGCGGCCAAAGGCCTGGTCGAGCTGTTCACGTCCAAGATCAAGAGCTGGAATCTCGAGGACGAGAAGGGCGAGCCCGTGCCGGTGAGCCTGGACGCCGTCTTCGATCTGGACTACCAACTCGGCTCGCTCATGATCTTGACCTGGCAGAACGCCATGACTCAGGCCGGAGCTGAGCTGGGAAAAGGCTCGAACTCTGGGCAGCAGTCGGTCCCGCCGAACTTCCCGATGGAACCTTTGTAGTCAAACCGGACGAGCTGGCCGAGGCCGAGTTGGTGATCGGCCTGGCCGACCGGTGGCACAAGCTGCCGGAAGAGATCCTGGCCATGGATGCGGCAGGTATCCGATACCTGGACATCTTGGCCCGAAGCAAGGGAGAGGGGGCGAACGATGCCGAACGAGATCACTATCCGGGTGAAAGCTATCAATGACACCAAAACCGTGTTCGATGCCGTCCGCGCCGAATCCCGCAAGCTCGGCGACGACATCGCAGTCGAGATCAACAAGACCACCACGGAGCGGCTGAACCGGGAGGCGCAGGCCTCGGCCGGCGGCAGCGGCGGCTACGCCCAGGCCGGTGACCGGATCGGCCGGGTCATGGGTGATCGGATTTCCGAGCGGATCACCGAGCGGATCAACGTCAATGTCCGCGACCGGATCAACAATTCGCGCAGCTCGAGCGATAGCAGCAGTCGATCCCGCAGCAGCGGCGGCAGCGACCGGGACCGCGAGCACGTCACCGTGGACGTGGACGTCGACAAGCAGTCGTTCTTGCAGCGGCTGGCCGGCCTCGGCAACAGCGTTCGCGAGAAGATCTCGGGCTTCTTCTCCGATGGGATCGGTGCCGGCATCACCTCGGTGTTCTCCGGTGACCTCATCTCCACCACGCTCAAGGCCGGTGTGATCGGACTGGCCACGTTCGTGCTCGCGCCGGCCATCGGTGCCGCGCTCACGTCCGGCATCCTGCTCGCGCTCGGCGGCGGTGCCATCGCCGCGGGCATCGCGTCCGCGATCAAGAACAGCCCGACGATCACCGACGCGCTGACCAGCGTGAAGGACAAAGCCAAGAACATCTTCAACGACTTCGGCGGCTACTTCAAAGGGCCGCTGTACGACTTCATTCAGATGGCATCGCAGCTGCTGGACAGTATGAAGCCCAGCATCAATGCCCTCGGCGCCGCGCTCGCCCCGGTGGCCGACAGCCTGGCGCACGGGGTGATCGGCTTTCTGCAGAACGCCCTGCCGGGGATCATGCGGGCCATGGAGGCGAGCGCCCCACTGATCAAGACCTTGGCCGACGAGCTGCCCGGGATCGGGGACGCCATCGGCCGATTCTTCGATCATGTGTCCCATGGCGCACCGAACGCCAACAAGTTCTTCAATGACCTGTTGAACATCCTGCCCATTGTGATCCGCGTGATCGGTGTGCTCATCGAGGCCTTCACCGAGCTGTACGGCATGGCTCGATATGCGTTCTTCACCATGCTGAACATCGCCGCCACCTGGGCAGTCGGTATCACCAGCGCGGCCCGCATCGCGTTCGGGTGGGTGCCCGGCCTCGGCCCGAAGCTGGACGCCGCGGCCGGCAAGGCGGCCGAGTTCAAGCAGAAGGTCAACAGGCAGCTGTCCGGCATCCATGACGTGGACATCGACGTGCGCATCCGCACCTGGGGACTGAACACCGCGCTGAGCGTGCTGGACGTGACCAGGCAGCTGCGGGCGGTCGGCGCCATCGGCCGGGCCACCGGTGGTGTGATCGGCCAGGCTGCGACCGGCGGCGCCCGCAACGGGCTGACCTGGGTGGGCGAGCGCGGCCCGGAACTGATCGACGCGGCGCCGGGCAGCCGGGTCTACTCCAACGCGGATTCCATGCGGATGGCCGGCCAAGGTGGCGGCGGCGGGTGGGGGTCCATCATCGTGCCGCTGATCGTGGACGGCCGGGAGATCGCCCGCGCCATGATCAACCCGCAGCGGGACATCATCCGCAACGAGTACGGCGGCAACGTCCAGGCCGCCTACGGGACGTGACGCATGGCCTTCCCGCAGACACCCCTGCCGATCAAGCAGGAGCTGTTGATCGACGGCACCTGGACCGACATCACCTCCCGCACCCGCCTGGACGGTGAGGTACGGATCAGTCGCGGCCAGGGCAGCGAACAGGCCGGCACCACCGCGTCCGCAGGCTCGGCCACCTGGACGGCCAACAACCGCGACTACTTCTTCTCCAACCGATCGCCATCCTCAGTCAACTACGGCAAACTCGGGCGCAACACCCAGTACCGGGCCTCGGTGACCGAATCCACCGCCTACCTGAAACTGCCCGATAACTCGGACAGTGTCGGCAGCTACGACGGCGCCATGGTGTCCACCACGGACAAAGCGGTCCTGGACATCACCGGCGACCTTGACCTGCGGGTGGACGTGCAGCCGGACAACTGGCGCAGCACCCGCGCGCACCTGTTGATGTGCAAGTACAACACCACCGGCAGCCAGCGTTCCTGGATCTTCTACATCGACCGGTACGGATATCTGAGATTCGGCTGGTCGGTCAGCGGCACCACCACCTTCACCACCGCCTCCACCACACCGGTCACCGGCCTCGGCCGCAAAGCACTACGGGTGACCCTGGACGTGAACAACGGCTCGGGCGGCCTGACCGTCACCTTCTACACCGCCGACACGATCACCGGCTCCTGGACGCAACTGGGCAATCAGGTGGTCGGCACCGGCGGCACCACCAGCATCTTCTCGTCCAGCGCCGTGGTCATGGTAGGCGCCATCCCCAACGGCGCCAGCGCGGTGTTCGGCCGCGCCGGCTTCGCGCTCGGCACCATCCTGATCGACCCCTTCGTCGGACGGATCTACCGCGCGCAGGTGTACAACGGCATCGGCGGCACCCTGGTGGCCGACATGAACCCCGGCAGCCAGAGCGCCGGCACCACATCCTGGTCCGACGGACTGAGCACCCCGAACACCTGGACACTGGCCGCGAGCGCGGAGATCACCGCCCAGAATTTCCGCTTCTGGGGCGAGATCGGCGCCATGCCGCAGGAATGGGACACCTCCGGCACCGACATCTTCGGGCAGGTGCAGTCCTACGACCTGATCTCCCGGCTGCTCAACGGCGCGAAATCGCTGCACTCGCCGATCTACCGCAACCTGATCCGCTACGCATCGACCAGCACCGGCACCGACGGCACGCTGTCGGGCTACTGGCCCATGGAGAACGGGGCCAGCGCCACCCGCCCCACCGCGGCCATAGGCGAGAACGGCCTGATGACCAGCGCCGTCTTCGGCACCGACACCGACTTCCCCGGCAGCGAAGGTGTGCTCACCTTCAGCGGCGACGACGGATACGCCCGCGCCGCCTGCGTCAGCAACGTCAGCGGCACCGGCGACATCACCTTCCTGTTCTATTTCCGGGCACCGTCCGTGCCCGCCGCCGCGTCCCCGATCATGGACTTTTACATGATCGGCGGGAACTGCTACCGGGCGTCGCTGGGCGTCACCGCCACCACCTACACCCTGGACGTGGTGGACACCACCGGGGCCTCGCTGCTGTCCACCGCCATCGGCTTCGGCGGCGGCGGGGAACCGAACCAGCCAATGGCCATGCGGATCCAACTCGTCCAGAACGGCGCCAACGTCGACTACGCGATCACCTGGTACGCCGTGGGCGGGCCGGTGTTCTTCGGCAGCAGCGGTAGCTTCGCCGGCACCATCGGCCGGCCGCTTCAATGGATCTCCCGCCGATTCACCGGCAAGTCCGGTTGGTGGATCTCGCACGTGACCATGATGCGGGAACTCATCGACTTCAGTGAGTTCGCGTTCGTCGGCAGTACCAACGCCTACACCCATGAGCGGGTGGAGAACCGCTTCGCCCGGCTATGCCGGGAAGAGGGCATCCCGTACTGGGTGGTCGGCTGGCAAAACTCGGCCGCCGGATTCGACAACGGCAGCGGCGGCGAGTTCATGGGACCGCAGACCGCCCAGGCGTTCATGGACCTGGTGCGCGAGTGCGCCGCCCTGGACCGCGGCATGATCTACTCGCCGCGGGACAAGTTCGGCCTCACCTTCCGGATGGGCAATTCGCTCATCGGGCAGGAAGCCGTCGAGCTGGACTACTCCGCCAACCACCTGTCGCCAGGCTTCAAGCCCCGCGACGATCTCTTTTTCGTACGCAACGACGTGACCGTGACCAACTCGGGCGGCGGCTCGGCCAGGGCGGTCAAGACCTCGGGCTCGCTGAACGTCAACGAGCCGGCCGACGATCCGGACGGCGTGGGCACCTATGACCCCGGGCCGATCAGTCGCGAGGCCTATGACGACGACCGGCTGACCGACCTCGCCCAGGAAGAGATCTATTTCGGCACCTGGGACGAGCTGCGCTACCCGCAGGTACCGATCGAGCTGGCCCGCAAATGTTTCATCGACAGCCCTACCCTGACCGCGAGCCTGTCCGCAGTGGACATCGGTAACCCGATCAAGATCTCCAACTTGCCGGCGCAGCTACCGCCGGACGACGTCGAACTGCTGGTGATCGGCTACCAGGAGGTGCTGCGCAATCGCGGCCGGCCGCTGACCTTCAACACTTCGCCGTACGGCCCGTACCGATCGCTGAACAACTTGAGTGGCTCGGATCTGTTCCGGGCGCGCCTGGCCGCCAGCAACAGCACACTGACCTCGAGCCTGACCAGTTCGGCCACGTCGTTCCAGGTGAGCACGCCGACGGGCAAGCTGTGGCGTACGGGATCGTCGTCGCCCACCTTCCCGATGGCGGTCGTGATCGGCGGGGAGGAGATGTCGGTCGGCAGCATCTCGAGCACGACGAGCCCACAGACCTTCTCGTCGGTCACCCGATCGGTCAACGGTGTGGTGAAGGCGCACAGCGCGGGCGATGACGTGCAGGTGCGGGACAAGTTCTACCTGGGAAGATAGGAAAGATCATGTCCAGATATCCGGACGCATCGGTCGGTGACCTGGTCACCGCGGACTTCATCGACAGCTTGCTACCGCAGTTCGTGCGCAAGGCCAACGACGAGACGGCGCCCACGTCAGCGGCCAGTGTGCAGGACGACGACGAGCTGTTCCTGAGCGTGGAGGCGAACGCCAGCTACTTCGTGTTCGCCTGGCTGCGCCACACCGCGGTATCGAACACCCCGGACATCCGGATCAACTACTCGTACCCGGCCGGCGCCAGCTTCGCGCGCTCGGACTGGGGCGCGCCGGACACCACCACCGCTTCGGCGGACTCGATCAACAACACGGTGTCGACCACCACCGACAACACCCGCGGCTCGGGCACGGTCGAGCGGGCCATCGTCATGCACGGTGAGCTGATCGTAGGCAACACGGCGGGTACGTTCCGGGTGCGGTTCGGCCAGGCGACATCATCCGTCGATGCTGTCACCATGAAGGCCGGCAGCCGGCTCATCCTGACCCGGTACGCGTAGGAGGCGGCATGGTAGAAGTCTTCAGCTTGCCGGTCAGCACGAGTCTGCTGGCCGAGGTGAACGCCGTCGGCATGCCGAGTCGGAACAAGGCACAGGACGGCACCGTGGGCGATACCGCCCATGAGGACAGAGTGTCCGACCACAACCGGGACGAGACCGGTAACACCGGCTCGAGCAGCGACCCTGACAACATCAACGAGGTGCACGCACGCGATGTCGATGCCCGCGGCCCCTGGCTGATCAAGGGCGGCGCCGAGCGGATCGTGCAGCTCATCGTCGCCAACGTCCGGGCGATCGGCCATGCCAAGCGGCGTGTCAAGTACGTGATCTTCAAGCGCCGCATCTGGAAGTGGATCAATGGCGAGTTCGTGCAGCGTGTCTACGACGGCACCGACCCGCATGACCTGCACTTCCACGTGAGCTTCGAGTACGGCTCAGGGAGCGGCGCGAGCAACCCGGAGAACAACACTGCGTCGTGGGGGATCCTCGCGGCCTATCGACAGGAGCAGCAGAACATGGACCTGACGCAGGAAAATCTAGACGACATCGCCAAGGCCGTTTGGGAATTCCAGGTGGTCAACCCCTACCTGACCGCGCCGAACAACAAGCAGCCGGCGCAGACGCCGTTGCGGTATGCGCCGTCGATGACTCCACATCAGACCACGCAGGCCAAGGTGGACAAGGTGATGAGCACGGCCACGCAGACGCTGGCGTTGGTCACCGAGCTGGCCGGCAAGGACTTCACCGACGAGGCGGCCATCGTGCAGGGCGTGCTGGCTGGTCTCGCGTCCGCTGACGGTGCCGCGCAGACGATCGCGGATGCGGTGGTGAACGCGCTGCCTACGGACCTGGCGCAAGAGGTGGTGGCCGAGATGGGTCGTCTGCTGAGCACAGAAGCTGAGCAGCCGGAATAGCTCACCCGCGCGGACACTTGTCACTTCAACTGTAGGGCGGATCATGAGTGATCATGCGGCCTGGAACGTGGACCGTCCTGCGGGACGCGGGATCGTGGATCGGCGGATGGCTGCTGATTTTCAAACAGGCCGGCATCATCTTCGATCCGCCAGCCCAGGTCAACGAGACACTGATCTGGATGGCCGCCGCGCTGATCGGCGTGCCCGGAGTGTTTCAGCTCTGGCTGGCGCGGTCTGGCGCGGCCACGTCTACGGGCGCGTCGCCACCGCCGCCTCCCTCGCCGGAGTCGGCGCCGTCATCATCTGGCGCGCCCTAGGATCATGAGCCATGCCGCTTCGCAAGCTGCCGGGCTGGTGGTCCTGGGTGGTGCTGGTGCTGTTCACCGCGGTCAACATCGCCTTGACGATCACCGTCACCTCAAACCTGTCCCAGCGGGCGATCGACGCCGACCGCAAGGCGCGGGCCGAAGCGTCGGCACAGTCGCGTTCCATCGTGTGCCTGGTGGTGACGACGCAGGAGAACGTGTTCAGCGAGGCAACATCCGAAGTGGGTAAGAAGGCGGCCAGGGCGTGGCATGATCTGGGCGAACTATTCCACTGTTACTGAGGAGTGCCAGTGAAAATCTTCGGACGCGAGCCGGCCGTCATCATTGCACTCGTCGGCGCCGTCGTGACCCTGCTCGTATCGTTCAACCTTCCGGGCGTGGACGCCGGCGCCGGCGCGGCCATCACCACGTTCCTGACCGCGGTCATCATCGCTGCCACCACGCGGCCGATCGCGCCCGCGTTGTTCACCGCGGTGGTGAGCGCGGGCGCCGCGCTGCTGGCCGAATACGGGCTGCACTGGTCGGACGCGCAGGTGGGCGCGATCTCCAGTCTCGTGCTGGTGGCGTTCGCGTTGTTCGGTATCCGCCCGCAGGTCACACCGACGGCGTCGCCGGTACCGATCGCGCCGGCACAGGGATCGATCCGCTAGTTGGCGCGGCTGGCACGCTCCGGATTGGTCGGCACGACGCGGCGCGGGCTCGCTCGCCGGGGTCCGCGAGTCTCCACTGAGCCAGCCTGGCGTAGTCCGCCGACCGGTCCACACTGACGCCAACTCGCCCGAAGGACTCGGCGACCAGGGCCGTTGTGCCGGTCCCGCCGAATGGGTCGAGCACGACACCGCCGGGCGGAGACCACTCTGGGATGACCCGGGCCGGGAGCTCCTTGGGGTAGCGAGCGAAGTGCCGGACCGCTAGCCGCTCAGGGACTCGTAGGGGCCGGGATGCTACGCCGGTCCGCCAGACCGAGCGCAGGAGGTTACGCGCGCCGACCGGCCGGCTCTTTCCTGCCGCGTAGTAGCGGTCCCGGACCGTGAAATGGAACCATGTCTCATGTACGCGCCAGACACGGTCCTTGACCGATTCAGGCTTGCAGTTGGTCTTGTCCCACACCACCTCAGCGCGCAGGATCAAGCCCAACTCGTCCATGCAGCGGATCGCGTAGCGCCACGGAACACCCATCAGGGACTTGTTCTTCGTGACGCCACCTCCGAGCAGCCCGTGTCCGCGTGCGTGCGTCTGGCGGGGGGCGTTCTTGTCGATCCGTCCATCGCCGCGCCCGCCCGGGTAACTGGCATAGGTGTCGCCGAGGTTGACCCAGATAGACCCGGTCGGCTTGAGTACCCGCGTCCACTCGCTCGTGCAGCGCAGCAGGGCGTCGATGAACTCGTGCGGGGTGCTCTCGTTGCCGAGCTGTCCGGCGTACTCCTCGCCGCCGTCTGCGTAGCTGCGGTGCCCGTAGTACGGCGGCGAGGTGACGACGAGGTCGACAGACGCGTCGGCCATGGGGATTCTGCCCGCGTCACCCAGAACGACAAGGCTCGCTCCGGCGGTGCGGCGCTCGATGGAATGGTCAACGGTGATCCCATTAAGCATATGAGCCCTCACCGGCCCGCTGACGCGGGAGGCGTAACGGTCCACCCGTGCGAGCGAAGGATCTCCGCCCGCTTTTCGTCGCCGATCCGGCGTCGCTTCTCCGTAGCCGCCGCGGTGCTCGGCTCGGCCGGCTCCAGCGCTCGACGGCCCTCGTCGGTTGCCCTGTGAAACGGGAACTCCTCGATCCTCTCGATCCACCCCCGCCTGCGGCATACCTCGTACGTCGCCTTCTTGACCGGAGATGTCGG